CAAGGCCCTGATGCACGCGAAGGCCGAGGCAATCGCGACCCGTCTGGGTGCGCATGATCCGGCTGATGTGGTGCGCCTGCTCGATCTCTCTGCCGTCAAGCGCGGCGAGGACGGCACGTTCGATGGGCTGACCGAAGCCCTTGAAGCCGCCAAGGAGAGCAAGGCCTATCTTTTCGGTGAGGTGCCCAAGACCGGCGCCGAGCAAGGTACGACCCGCACCGCTCCCGCGCCCCAGCCGGGCAAGCCCGAGCCGGTCAACGCCCGCACAATGGCGACGCAGGATTACGAGGCGCAGAAGCGCCAGTTCCTCGCGTCCTGACAATCCCTTTCCCCGCCTGGCTGATGCTGGGCGTGACCGTGCCTGATGGCGCAATCCCCCTCCCCAGCATCATGAGAGTGCAATGAGCATTACGAATTTCCCGCTGCAGCTTCAGGCAGCCATCCAGCAGGGCTACCTTGCCCGCGAATTCCAGAATGGCCTGACCTCCAAGCTCGGCTTTCGCCAGATCGCAGACCGTGAAAACGTCTCGGCTGGCATTGGTGAAACGATCACCAAGACACGCAAGAGCCTGAAGACGCCGGTGACCACGCCGCTTAACCCGGCATCGAACACAAATTTCGATAACGGCCTGACGGCGACCGGATGGGGCGTCGAGCAGTACACGCTCACGCTGAACCAGTACGGCGACACAACCGACCTGAATATGGTTACGTCGCTCGCTGGCATCGCGAGCCAGTTCCTTGCCAATGCCCACACCAACGGCATTCAGGCAATGCAGTCGCTTGATCGCCTCGCGCGCAATGCCCTGTTCGGTGGCGCGATGAACGGTGTCGGCGGTTATCTGGGCGGCAATACCCGCGTAAATATGACGCTTGGCTCCACGGGAACCACGATCAGCGTTGATGATATCCGCGGTTTCCAGCGTATTATTCTTGAAGGCCAGGTTACGGCAATCAGCGCGGGCGCCGGAATGACGATCACGGTTGGTTCGGGCTCCTACACTCTGGTCAGCGCGGCTCCTGATGCGACCAACATCTCGACTGCGCCCGGTGGTATCTCCGGGACGCTGACCGTCTCGAGCAACATCTCTACTACTGATGGCGCGGCAGGTAATGCTGTCGTCTCGTCTGTTGCGCCGAACGTGATCCGCCCGAATGGCCGTCTCACCAGCGCCGCGCTCGCCGCTGGGGATACGCTGGGGATTCAGAACGTACTAGCCGCCGTCGCTGCCCTGCGCCGCAACAACGTTCCGTCCATCAATGGCGCCTACAACTGCTATCTGGACGATCTGCAGCTGCTGGGTCTCTTCCGTGATGCCGATTTCAAATACCTCTACCGCGGCGCTTATGGCTCGGAAGAGTATCGTTCGGGTCAGGTGATTGAACTCCTTGGCGTGCGCTTCATTCCGACCACCGAGGCCCCGCAGCAGGCGGCTATCAACGCTGCGGCCGGTCCGATCCACCGTGCAATCGTCCTGGGTCAGGGCGCACTGGTCGAGGGCAACTTCGCAGGCACCGGTTACTCGGACATCCCCGGCGTCGATACGGCTCTGCTCGAAATGATCGACGGTGTGGCCATGGTCACCCGTGAACCGCTGGATCGCCTGCGCCAGATCATCGCGCAGTCGTGGTACTGGATTGGCGGCTTTGCGCTGCCGACAGACGTGACGGCCGACGCGTCGATCATCCCGACCGCCACGAACAGCTATCTGAAGCGCGGCGTGGTGATCGAGAGCCTTGGCACGGATGGCGTGACTGCGTGATGGCACGGCGTCCACGCAATCTGTCAGAGCACGGGGAAGCGTCGGAAGCGGCGCTTCCTCAGCCTCGGACTATTCGCCTGACCGCGCCGCACGGCTTTATCGAGAGCGTCCATAACAAGGGCGTCTTTCACTGGCCTGCCGGCGAGGTTGTCACCAATCCCGCCACGGTTGCGCTCCTGATCGAGCGTGGCGCGTCCTGGGAGATCGTGGAATGTCAGGATCACTGACCCCCATTCCGGCACCGGCTTTCGCGACCGCTCCGCTCACCAGTGATGAACTGGTTATGTGCCGCCGGTTCATGGGCTATCCGGCTCTAGGCGGCATCAGTTCCGGCGAGCAATCGTGGCGCTTCTTCGCCGCCTACGGGTTCAACGAGTGGCGCTTTCAGAACATGTCACCCGCTGAGCTGGCGCAGGTCCGTTCCTACCTGACGAACTGCATCAGCCTTGAACAGGCGATCTACGGTGCGTCGGATAATCTCGATACCGATCAGGCGGCGGTCTGGAAGCACAACCGGTCCGAGGTCGCCGATCGGGTGGCCCTTTACAACTATTGGCGTCAGCAGCTTTGCGCGTTCTTCGGTGCCCCGGTGGGCCCCGGCGTTTACGGGCAGGCGGGGCGCATTATTGTTTGAGGTCGAGCATGGACTACAAAGACGATCCCATCATCACGAACGCCAATGGCTTCGCCCTGCCCCGCATCGCCTGGGCACTGGTCGAGGATGGCACGGTGTGCGCCGTTGCTCATACCTATGACGATCGCGCAGCGCCTTTCGAGGATGCGCCTGTGGCCGCTGCTGGCAAGGTGCCTCTCACTGGGCGTTGCGCTCTCAAAGTGACGGGCGCTGGGGCCATGATCGGCCATCTTGTTGATCGCAACGGCAATGTGTCGGCGTCTGGCGGACGCGAGGCGGCCCTCGGCCCAGAGATGGCGGCCTATCACGACGCTTGGCCCGCACCGGTTGCCGCTACTGCATCCGACGCAGAGCCCGAACAACTGCCGCCCGAATTACCGCCGCCTGACAAGCCTGAAGAGTAAGCGCCATGCCACCCATCAACCCGGGCGTATGCCAGACCGCTATCCAGCGCCATGTAGCGCGCGGATACGGGCAGGCAGCAAAGCGCCTTGGTTCAGTGGCACAGCAATTCCGGCCATCCTATCTGACGATGCCCTGCGAGCCTGATCCTTACGCGCTCGTGATGGCGGCGTTCAACGATGATCCGGAATTCGCGTTCCGGCGTCCCGTCCAGTGGGGCAAGCCGGTCGCGTATGGCCTTTTCGATACGACCGATGTCGCACCGGGCGATGTGTTCGTACTGCCCGATGAGGGCACGTTCTTCGTCACCCGGTTCGAGCCCTTCCGACCGGCACTGGCCATTCTGAGCAATGCAACGGTCACTTTGTCTGGTGCGCCGGGCGCAGGGTCGGGGCCGCCCGCAGGGGGCATCTCTTGTCCGCTGGCAGGGTATCAGCCGGGATATGGCGGAGCGACGGCCGGGACTGTGGTTTTGGCCACCGGCTGGCCTGCATGGATCGGTGAGCCCGGACGTGGCTATGTGCCTCAGACGGGAACGCCCGGCGCGCTTCCAGCCGCTGCGCTTCTCATGCGGCTACCGGTCATGCCCGGCTTCTCCCCGACCGCCTACATGACGGTCGCAACCCAGGCAGGGCAGGCCTACACAATCACCGGCGTTGCTTCCTCGCAATACGGGCATGAGTGCCTGATGGTCACACAGCAGGTCTGACATGTCCGATATCTCAAGCGTTGCGGCCGGGTTGGCTCAGCTTTGTTCGAGCCTGCTTTACCCGAACGGCACGAACGCCGCCTCACTCTCTGGACGCCGAACGATCATCCAGCGCGGGTGGCTGACCGAGGCCGTCATGTCCGGCATATGCGGCCCTCAGGGCGGAACGGACTATGTGCTCGTCATGCCTGTACAGGGCGCGTATCGGACCATTCCCGAGCCTCTGGGCTGGCCTTGGGAAACTGGGCCGATCACGGCGCCCACTGTGTCGCTGAGCATCGAGGGTAACACAGCGACGGTTTCGATCGCAGCCGGGTCGGTCCCGTGCGGCAATGTCGGGCTTCAGGTTCGCGCCGATGCGAACGCGCCATTTCCCGACCGGCTGGCCGCCGTCCACGCTGTGCAGTCCTCAGACACGGTGGGTACGATTGCAGCCGCTCTAGCCGCTTTCTTCCCCGGCGCAATGGCGCAAGGGCCGACCCTCACCATCCCGCATGCGGTTGGCCTCACGCCAGCCACGGGCGGAACCGGCACGGCAATGCGCATCACCCGGCGTCAGCAGCAACTCTTTCTGGTCACGCTCTGGTCCGCGTCGTCTGAAGGACGCGATGCGCTCGGCTCAGCGCTTGATGGGGCGCTGTCTGGCGTGACGTGGTTTGCAGCCTCAGACGGGGCGCAATGCCAACTCAAATTCGCCGGGTCTGCTGACATCGACACGATGCAGGCCCAAAGCCTCTATCGGCGCGATATGCGCTTCAATGTGATTTACGACACCACACAGACCCAGGCCGCAGCGCAGATGATCTTTGGCGCGGGTGTGGTGCATGTCCAGACGCCTGATGGCCCTGTGATTCAGACATTCGGGTCTGTCATCCCTGACAGCCTCCAATGACGCCTCCTGAGGGACGGCACTGACGCCCCTCGTCTCTTTCTCTCCCACTCTTCGAGGATAATTCATGAGCGGCACAACCACGCTATCGAGCGGGGGCAGCGGGGCTGCGTCTGCCGATCCGGCGGCTAGTCCGACCGTATCGGGCGCGACAACCATCAAGCCCGCGGCTGTCAGCCCGGTGCCTGACTACGCCTACATCCCCCGCGAGCCCCTGACCGTGCTCGGCAAGGACTGCCCGGCTTTTGCGCCGATCACCGACGCTGCGACGATCGCGGAGATCGAGGCGACCGGGCAGGTCAATCACTGCACGCGGGTCAGTGCCGCAACTCTTGGAGGCTGATTCATGTCGAGGATCTATCAAAGCGGTCAGTTGAACACGACCGCACTT